GGCCAACTGACCAGGTTCGACAACAACCACAAGGCCATGCCCGGCAAGGTGGTCAGCGTGCAGACCGATGAGGACCGCGTCCGCGACATGGTCCGCCCGGACTGTCCGCCCATGATCGTCCCATCCGAAGCCGTGGCCCTGACCATGGGCATCGATGTCCAGATGCTCGGATTCTATTACGTGGTCCGCGCCTGGGCCAAGTCCGGGGAATCCTGGTTGGTGGAATATGGCTGGTTGGATTCGTGGGGCGACATCGAGCGCGTAGTCTTTGAAACCACATGGCCCGTGGATGGGATGGATGAGCAGATGGGAATCTGGCGCGCCGGCGTGGATCTGGGTGGAGCCGCCGAGGGGCAGGACAAGACCCAGGGCTGGTCCCAGAGCGAGGAAACCAAGCGGTGGCTTTTGAGCCTGGACGATCTCGGTGTTGATCTGGACCGAGTGTATGCCGTCAAGGGGGCCAGCCGGCCACAGGACCAGGTTGTTCGACCCAGTAAGGTCGGCCTCGAGCCCGGCGTTCCGGCCAAATTTCAAACCCCGATTATGATCCGGCTGCTCGACACCGTGGAACTCAAGGATCAGATCGCCATGGTCCGGCTCAAGAAGGAATCACGCCAGCCCATGTGGCTCCACCGTGATGTGGCCGAGGACTATATCAAGCAGATCACGTCTGAAAAGCGCATCCCCGGAAAAGGCAAGAACGGCAGGGCGCTATGGGATGCCGGCGGTCGCGCAAACCATTTACTGGACTGCGAGGTCTACGCGGCTGCGTGTGCTCATGCCGACTGGGCCCCTCGCCTCCAGCAGCTGCCCGGCCCACAATACGCTCTTCCGGAAAATTCAGTCCCGACGTCAGGAGCTCATGCCGGCAACGGCCTTTCAGGAATGAGAATCAACCCCTGGGCACGATGAGACAAGGAGATACAATGGAACAGATGATGACAGCCGAACAACCAAGCCCCGGCGTTTCGCCGGAGATATTGAAAAAAATCGTGAACAAAGTGCTCACATCGGATGCCGTGGATTACTCGCCGGTGGAAGGGGTGTGGTGTCCGGTGTGCGGGGCACACTTAAAGGGCGGCAACATGGGGGTCCGGCGGACCAGGGCGTGGTATCAGGGCTCCCGAGAGAGGTACCATATGTGCCCAGTGTGTGGCATGAAATTCAAGAGCATCGAGGCAATCGGCTAGTTTGCCGCCAAAAAAACAAACAAAACCGCCTTAATTTCTCAGGGTGTTTTTTGTTGAGAAAAACTACCTGGTTTCTAAATTAGAAACCAGGTATCTTGACCACACTCCTGCTTTTCGTGGTACAACGGTGTCAATCGAAATCACCATGTCCCACGGAGCACCATGTCTCTCACCGTTGCACAGATAGATACCGCCATATCTTCCATCCTGACTCTGGGTCAGTCATACAGCCTTGACGGGGTGGAATATACCCGAGCCGACCTGGATAAGCTGCGTTTGCTTCGTCGGGAGATCCAGGGCGAGGAAGCGAATTCCACCCAAGGCACCATTTTCGCCCGGTCCCTCATTGGCTCGCCCAGGAGGGGATGCTGATGGCCATGCGTCCAGTCAATCGGGGCCGCCTTGGCCGGCAGACCAGAAGAGAGGGCGCATCCGCCCAGGGGCATCTCACTTCCTGGACCGATGCCCTGGTCAATCAGATCATGGCCGAGCGGGAGAAACATCGCGTTTCCAACCGCGCTCTGGATCTCTATACCAACGACGCCATGGCACACGGGCTGCTCGAGTCCCTTGTTGTCGAGGCCGTGGGTATCGGCGTCACCCCCCACCCGTCGCCTGATTTTGAAGCCCTGGGCCGGGACCGCAAATGGGCTGACACCTACCGGCGTCAGGCCCTGCGCGGATGGAACCGTTGGGGTCTCGACTGTCGGAATTTCTGCGACGCCACCTCCCGGCTGAACATCTACGGGCTCCAGCAGCTCGCATATTTCATGTGGAAACTGGACGGCATCGGCCTGTTTCAGATCGTTTGGCGCGATCGCCCGTTTGCTCCATCCCCTATTGCCATTCTCCCCATTGATCCCGGCCGATTGGTCACCCCCGCTGATCGGCCGGGTGAACCCATTTACGACGGCATCAAGATCGATGACTACGGATCCCCTAAATCCATCTTCCTGGTTCGCCCGGAAAAATATTCCACCTGCGCGACAGGATACGCTCCCGCCTCTGCCTGCCAGGAGATCGATGTTGTTGATCAGGCCACCGGTCTCCCCCGCGTGCTGATGGTGACCGGTGTGCGCGGTGTGTCCGAGTATCGGCAGGATTCCCTGCTCGGCCCGGTGATCACCGAGCTCAGAGACAACAAGGACTTTGTCGGGGCCGCCCTGGTCCGTTCGCTTATCTCCAACCTGTTTGTCATGTTCATTGAAAACGCCCAGGCCCAGGCCCGCACGGACATCACCCAGCGGATCATCGAGATGGACAAGGGGACCATCCTCCAGGGCGGCAATCGGGAGATCCCGCACTTTTTTGAAAACCGGGCCGCACCCGACGGCTACGACACCATGTTCAATTCCATTATCCGTCGCCTGGGAATGGCAACCGCGCGAGGGTCGGAGAACGTGACCCGGGAATACAAATCGTCCTACTCCGCATCCAAGGCCTCTCTGGCGCAAGCCGCTCAAGTCAACGCCGTCGATCTGATGACCATCAACAACCGGTTCAACCAGCCGATCATGTCCTGGCTGCAATACGAGCAGGGGGTTGCTGGAAGATTGGACACCAAGACCCCTGACCACATGCTGGAATATCTCTACGAATACACCACTTGCCAGTGGCTGCCACAGCCCCAGGCAGAGATCGACCGGCAGAAGGCAGCCAATGCCAACAAAATCGCCCTGGGAACCGGCGAGCTGACCCAATCTGACATCCATGGCGCCCAGGGCAATGACTGGCGGGTCAAGCGGAGGCAGCGGGCAGAGGAGCTGGCCTATGACCGGGAGCTGGAAAATGAGTTTGGCCTGGCTCAAGGGGCGATGTCTGATTCGACAGGAGTCGTCATGGATCCGGCGGACAATGGGGATGATGATGACTAAAACATCGTCCTCATTTGATGTGCAAAAACAGGAAACAAGGAACAACGCTATGACCACGAAATATCCGAGAGTGACAGGAGCCTTGGCCTCGAGGATCTGGGCGATGACTCCGGAAAAGCTGACCGAGGTGTCTTGCTTTATCGAGTCGCTCATTGCGGGCCGGGAGACAAACTTCCAGGCCATGGCGACCCCGGCTGGAAATGCTGCTGGGGGCTATGCCGTTGAAGGCAGGGTGGCCGTGATCCGGGTCGAGGGGGTCATCGAGCGTCGGGCAAATATGGTTGGCAACTTTTCCGGCGGCATCTCTACGCAGATGCTGGCCGGGGCCGTCTGCCAGGCGAGTGACGATCCCGACGTAGAGGGCATCGTCCTGGATATCGACTCCCCTGGCGGCTCGGCACTTGCCCCGGAAGAGGTCGCCCAGGCCATTATCCAGGCACGGCAGCGCAAGCCGGTCATCGCCTGGACCGGCGGGATGATGTGCAGCGCTGCGTATTGGATCGCTGCCGGATGCGACCGGATCGTTGCCATGCCTACGGCCATGATCGGTTCCATCGGTGTGGCCGCCGTGCATTACGATCGTTCCGGGTCCGACGCCCAGGACGGCATCGTTCGAACTATCCTGTCCGCCGGGAAGTATAAACGGCTGGTCAACGATGCAGAACCCCTGTCCGAAGAGGGCAGGAACTACCTGCAGGCTGATGTGGACAAATACTTTTCTCTGTTTGTGGACGCCGTGGCCCAGGGCCGCGGTATGGCCGTGGAAGATGTCCTTTCGACCATGGCTGACGGTTCGACCTCCATCGGCCAGGACGCCCTGGACCGGGGACTGGTCGACCGGATTGGTAACTTTCAAATGGCTCTGGAGCTTGCCAGGGCAAGGAGCAACACCATGACAAAATCGGGCACCCAGACAAAAGGGCAGCTCTCCGATGTCACCCTGGAGGAGCTGCAAAGCGAACGTCCGGATCTCTGCGATGCCGTCAGTATGAAGGCGACTGCGGAGACGGAAGAAAAAATCCGGACCGAGGCTGCCGCCGCCGCCACCGGCGCCGAGCGTGATCGGATAGTGGAGATCCTCGAGGCCGACGGCGACCAAGCTGTGACCATGGCCGCCATCAAGGAAGGCACTCCGGCCGCCGACGTGTACAAGGCCTTTTTTCAGGCCGGTCAAAAACAGGCGGCCGAGGCTCGAGAGAACTTGAAGAACTCCCTGTCCGGCGACATCGCCGGCGCCACAGGCAGGGCCACGGCATCCGGCGATACGCCCGCATTCCTCGCCCTGGTCGAAGCCTACCAGAAGGAAAACGGGTGCAGTCGAACAGCAGCCCTGTCCGCATGTGCGGCAAAATATCCCGAAAAACATCGTACCTGGCTCGAAGGCCAGAAATAAAAGGAGGCTGAACAATGGCCTGGAATGAAGGAATCAAGGCATTTGTGGCCAACGAAGATCTGGCCGCACACAGACGAGTCAAGGTCCTGTCCACGGGCAAGGTTGCCTATGCCGACGCGGATACCGCCGGTGACGGGGTCACCTTGTACGAGGTCGAATCCGGCGACAGTGTGGCTGTAAAGCTGTTCAACTGCCCTGGCACGTTCGAGATTACAGCTGCCGGCGCCATCGACGTATCTGATGAGGTTTATGCTGCTGCCGACGGCAAGATTCAGGACCTGCCGGCAGATGCAGGGGATTATTACCTGGTGGGCAAGGCATTCGAAGATGCAACCGCTGATGGCGAGATCATCGAGATCATGCCTGCCCGCCCGGAATCGGCCAACACCGTGTCCGCAGGCTAACCCCGTAACCCATAAAATTTCGCGAGGTATACAATATGGATCCCAGTAAAGTCATTCATCGCCCCGACCTGGGTCAGGTGGTCACGGAAACGGCCTCCCAGGCATCCGAACTCGGCTTCATCGCCCCGGTTGTGATGCCCTATTTTTCCGTGACCGAGCAGTCCGGGGTTTATCCGGTCATCCCGGCAAAGGCCCTGTTCAACATCGTGGACACCAAGCGTGGCCCCAAGGGCAACTATAACCGGTCGGTGGAAAACTTCGAGTCCGGCATCTACGCTACTTCGGAAAACGGCCTGGAAATGCCCATCGATGAGCGGTTCAAAAATATCTACAAATCCATGTTCGACATGGAAGCCGCAGTGTCCAACATCCTCATGGGCAAGATCCAGCGGGCCTATGAAGTGCGTGTGGCCAACAAGATCATGAATACGGCCAATTATCCTTCCGTGAATGTAAGCAAGAAGTGGACGGACGTGTCTGCCGACGTGAAGGCCGACGTGGATGCCTCCAAGGAAACCATGCGCAAGAAGGGCGTCCCCCCGAATCTGCTGGTCATCTCCTGGACCACCTTTCTGACTATCAAAAAGACCACCATGGTCAAGGATGCCATCAAGTACATCTTCCCGGATACGGCCAAAACCGGCGCCATCACCAAGGAGCATCTGGAAGCCTACCTGGAGATCGACATCGAGGTGGCCGGTGCCCTGCAGAACTCGGCCAAAAAGGGGGCCAACGCTTCCCTCGCCGATATCTGGTCCAGCGACTACGCCATGCTTTGCCGGGTTGCCGCTCCGGGCTCGGACATCTCCGAGCCTAGTGTCGGTCGGACCCTTATCTGGAACGAAGGCGCGTCCGAGGACTTTGTTGTCGAGGAATACTACGAGGACCAGGTCCGCGCCAACATCCTGCGCGTGCGGCACGACACGGACGAGGCACTGCTTGCGTCCATCGACCCTGACACCAAGGCCGCCAGAAGCCAGGTGAGCAAAAACTGCGGCCTGCTCATCGGAAACATCAAATAGCAACCTTCCTCCTTAGCCTGCTCGCCCATCCCGTCCACCGGGGAAGGGGTGGGCGAACAGGTGAAATCAGGGAATCTCGATGCGAAACTGGATCCAGCACACATTCTGCCCATTGCATATCTATTGCCGCCTGATGGATCTGGGCGTTGGACAGGCTCTGGCATGGCGCATGGCATCGAGGTGGGAGCGGGTCTATAAAGCATTTTTCCCCCAAAGGGGTTCGGTGTGATGCAGTTTTCCGGGCTGGAGACGACGACCATCTCCATTATCGGCTCCATCGTCACCGGGGCTGTCGTGCGGGTCTGGATGGGGAGGGGATTTGTCAGCAAGGAGACGTGCACAGTGAATCGGACCACATGCGATCAAGTGCATAAATCTGCACAGGGATTGGTGGATTCCCGTATTTCGGGCATCGAGAAGGGGTTGAATGTGTTGGCGG